GTGATCTTCCTGGATGAGGTCTTCTGCGATTGCTGCGGCGCCCCGATGGGCAAGCTGTATCGCCAGCCGGCCCCTCAAGCCGACCTGCTGCCGGATCTGCGACTACCGCCGCACTTCGCCGTCTGCCCTGACTGCTGGGAAAACACCACACCCATTATCGCCGCACTGCCTCACGGGGCGTGCGCATGAATTTCCTCGCCTGTGACGGCTCGTGGCAGGTCGGTGCCGGTGGTGAATCCATCTGCGTGGGCACGTTGCAAAGCATCACTGGCGAGGAAATGCAGACCCAATTTGGGACTGCGCTTAGTTGGGACGAAGTGACCGAGTTACGCGGCGACGTCATTACGTTGTTCGCCATCGTGTTCGGCTTTCTAGTCCTGAAAAAACTCCTTTGATTTGAGGTATACCGCAATGAAACAACTCCAAGCTCAACTGAAAAACACCGCCTCCACCTACGGCCGCCGTGCCGGTCGTCTCGCTGCTGGTGTGTCTGCCGGTTCCCTGGCGCTGGCCGCGCAAGTGCATGCCGCTGTTCCGGCCGATGCCACGGGGGCGCTCGATACCGCCAAGACCGACGTCGGCACCATCGGCTGGGCGGTTTTCGCCGTGATCGTGGCGGCCGTGGCGTTCAAGTACATGCGCCGCGCCCTGTGACGCCACCCGTTCCTGCACCTCATACGTGCCGAAGCAAGTAGACCCCGCTCCGGCGGGGTTTTCTTTTTCTGGATATCGCCATGAGTTATCA